CAGATCCTACTCGGATCTTAGAAACAAACTTCAAAATCTCATAAACAAATAAAGATCCCACAGTTTCACTGAGATCTTCATCTTTTGCCTTCTTTAACTTTTCTAATTGAAAATTATTGATCTTTATATCTTCTTCTAAAGTCAAAACACTTAATTCTAAAGAAATATTTTGTTCTTCAAAATTTAATTCAGAAGTTTTAATGTTTGAAAATTTAATAGGACTTTTCAACAATCCTTCTATATTAAAAGTTATATTCTTACTATCGGTGTTTAATGTAAAAACTGAACCAAAAGACTTGCTTCTTAATGCCAAGATAATCGGAATCTTATCTACTACCAAAAAATCATACTTTTCTACCGAATTATCAATAACAATTTGATTTATTACATTGCTAATGGTAATTCCTGCCAATGCTCCGTCCATTCCACTCTTAATTAGATCTTTCTGCTGCTTCACAGAAATAGATTTAAACTTCATATTCTTATTCACAGAAGGAACATGAACACTAATTAAATCAGATTCATTGATTTCCTTTAATTTAGAAAGAATACTAGTTACGCTCATAATAATAATTTACTATAAAATACTTAAATTACAAGTTTATTAGTTGAATTTAGGAATTTTTGGCATAGATGGCATTGATCCCCCAGATCTTTGTCCTTCTTCTTGTCGTTTCATGTCTTGATTGTAAAAATTTATGAAAATCTTACACTCATTCGGTGACATTTTCATAAAATTGTCACTAGATACATTTAATTTAGACATCATATTAAATTGTAATTCGTAAAAACCCATTAAATCATTTCCAAATGTACTTTTTAAAAACGAAAACATAGTCTTGTCAAAGACTCTTAATGGTACATTTTCAATGCCTAACCGTTCATTACCTCTAATAATATGTATTTTTTCTGATAAATCTTGACATACATCAACAAATTTTAATAATTCTTGTGATAAGTTTGCAGGTAAACTACCTATTATAGTATCTTTTTCTTCTTCTGTCAATAAAGAAAACTGTATATTTTCATCTTCAATTTTTACCTCTTTTATTAACTCTTTATAAACTTGATCAATATTTTCTACATTTAAAGAATTTGGTATTGACAAACACAATTGTATGTTGCTATAATCTATATAATTTATTAATTCTAATATATTAATATTTTTAATTAAATTATCTCTTATTGAAGATATAGATAAATCTATATTAATATTTTCTTTATTTATTAATTGTAATTTATCTCCAAGTAATACTGCTCTTGAATCTAATAATATTAAAAATTTTTCTATATTAGTTAATTTACTTATTACTTTTTTATTTTTTATTTTTTCTTTTAATATTTCTTCAAAATAATTTATTAAACCTTCATCGTCATTATTTGTTATGAATTTTAATATATCTAAATAATTATGATTATTTAAATTTAAGTATCTTATTTCTTCTTTTAAGATCGGAAGAAATAATTTAGATGAAAACTCCATGAAATAATTTATCTCGTGGAGTAACTTGGATCAAGTTGATATGTATAATTTTCAAATGCCCACGTCACCATAGTTGTTGGTGCTTCTGCTGGTTCTGAATCATATTTCAATGATTTATCAGAAGTTTCGATAGGAACACACCCTTTGAAAAAATGTTGCTTTCTTATGGGCTTTAAATTACGTTCGTCTTTCTGTCTACTCATTTCCTGAATAGCAATCGTACATTTAATAGAATCTCTAACTCCTGTATTAATTAATCCTTTATAAGCTGCTGCAATTACCCAAGGTTTAATTAAACCATCCACGAAATCTAAATTCGTATCTAGAAATTCTATTACTAAATTTCGTTCTCCCATAGAATACCTATCTCCACCCACAAACCCCTTTAAATAGCCTCCCATCGTGTCTATACCAGCACCGTTGACCGAAAACGATTCTTTGGGAATCTTCACTGATTGTGCAAAATATAAACCCAATCCGTCTAATTTAGGTTGTACATTTTCGTCTAATAATCTGTCTTGTAAAGATGCAGGAATATAAAATCTATCAGCATCAACTTGTGTGTATTTTTTTATAATTCCAAATAATGTTCTTGCACCATTGGTGTCGTAATCATCTGGAACAATAGCCAATGCCCATTGAGTAGTTAACGGAATATTATAATTCCAATAACTACCCATCAAATCTAGAAAATTCTTTACTAAACTATTAGTAGTAACTACTGCCATCTCTACCTATTTAGAGCAGGAACAATATTATTTGATAAAGAAGTACGATCAAAGAAATGATATGCTACACTAACAGTAAATGATTTAACAGCTCCTACGCCTTCTGCAATTTCATAAGAAACTTCGCCAACATTACGAATAGAACATCCAATCAAACGATACTGATAAATAGCATCTAAATTTTTATTTAATTGAAGTAAGGTGATGATAGAATTTGCATTTGCAATAGATCCTCCATTTTGTCCACTGCCAGCAACACCAAATACGTTACCAAATGTTCTGGTTGATTCGTTCATCAATAATTCACGAACTGATGAAGTTTCTGGACAATACATTTCAATTTCATATGATTCAGAACCGGGAAATTCATGTGCACCGGGAATGTTAAATGTCTGACCGGCATATTTCACAGTTTGATTAGAGATATTACGTGCTGGAAGTTTTCCGGTCTTTGCATAAAGAAGATCTTCTGGTCTTAATACAGCACCTTGATCAAAAACAATAGATTCTACACGAAATAAGAAATCACGGGCGAAATCATTTACTACTGCCCTTGTGAAAAATGAATTAATCGTCTGATTTGGAACGTCCATATCATTATTTATTATTTCATGTTGATTTTATTTAAGTTTGATAAACAAATAACATTGTTCCGCAATCCCACACTCTGCGATAATCATTGTCCATCATAATTTTCTAACAGATTGTGTTGTTTGTGCTTTTGTGCAGTAAATCGAGATACTTTCTTTTCTCTTTTTACATAAAAATAAGAAGGAGGAGTATTATGTATATATTTAAAACCTATTTTTGTATATACATTTCCATTGCTGTATCTCAAATCTGCATAAGACAATACATTTTTTGGATTGTATTTTTTTATAAAATGCTTGAATAATTTAGAAGCGCCTCCCACAATTGTATGATTTTTCAATCCACAAAATCTTACCATTTCCCATTCATATTTTTTATTAAAACGAGGTTTTGAAAATGTCATTATACATATAATATGATTATTATACTTTAAACCTAATCTAATTTTAGAATTATCCATTCCTTGTAAATGATTCTTGTTTAAGAAATCATTCTTTTCTTTATTAGTCAATTCTACTATTTCGCACTTTCTTGCAAATATTTTAGTAGTAATTCCTAATTTACTTTTTATAATAGATTTCCAAATATCTCTACTATTCTCATTTATCCATTCAGTAGAGCAAATTTGCAATAAACTGATATCTCGTTCTTTTGCTGCTTTATACTTCTCTATATGATTATATTTTCCTTTTGATTCTAAATGTAAATTATTTATTGGATATTTATTTCCAAAAGAATGCCAAACATGACCATTATATTCAATTGCTAATTTTCTTTCTGGTATAAAAATATCTAATTCTTTTTTAGAATCATCGAATATTCTTTGATTTTCTAAAATTTCATAAGAATATAATTCCTTAACAAAATTTGTTACTGATTTTTCTTCATATGAAATACCAGCAGGGCAATAACATCCTCGACATATTAAATTCTTCCAATCACCATCTGCTATATCTCTGTCAAATATTCCGTCACATTTAATGCATTTTATTTTTACTTTTGTTTTTGATATTCTTATTAATGGATCTTCATCTAATATCTTAAACCCCTGTTCTTCTAATCTTTGTTTAATTATATTAAAATGATTTTTAGTAGAATTATCTGATGCTAATTTATATGCACATCTATTAGCAATACATACTTTATTATATCCCAAAAAGAAATTCTTGAATGAAGTATATTCATTTTTACATATTTCGCATTTTTTACAATTAGTATTGTGTGAAATATTATATATTCTTTGTGAAAATTTATAATTGCTATGATCTAATGGAACATCATTAGTTAATTCTATAATCTTTTTTAAAATTCTTTTATTTTCTATATAATCAAAAGACCTAACAAATCCTCTATATCCCCTAGAATCTGAAGTGTTGTATTTTTTTATTTTTTCTAAACGTTCATTAATAAAATTAATAATTTCTTCGTTAGAAATATCGTTATTTTCTTCTGAATTTAAAAAATTTATAAATTCTTGTTTGCAATTATCTTTATATTTTACCAAACTTTTACCATCATTATTTAAACTGGGACAATTTTTTTTAGAACAATTTCTACATGATTTTCTATATCCTTTTATATTAGATAAGAATTGTATGTTTTTTCCACATATACAAATCTTTTTTTCCGTTATGTCGTGTTCTAAACAATAAATTCTTTCTGATAAACTTGATGTAGTATCTAAAAATTGTGTATTATTAATTATATACTCTCTTTCAGGACTACTTTTAAAAGATTTTAAAACAAATTTCATTGAGGTAAGCTGCCCGTGCTTATCTGTCAAATTTTTATAAACATATTCTATTACTTTTTCTTTAGAGAGATTGTTTTCCTTTATAGTCATATTAGTATTTATATCATAAATTAAAAAAATACGGAAGAATAAACTTCCGTATTTTTAATTTTTTTATTGACCTATCAATTCACTAAAATTAGCTCCAGTTGATGTAGCATAGAAGTTCACCAAAATGAATTCTGCTGCACGTACTGGTTTCAAATAAATATCTACAACTAGTTCATTTTGATCAATTACTTCTGGAGTATTGTTAACAGAGCTACATATGATCATATATTCGTATAGACCTTGTGTGTTTTTAGCTCTTTCAAAAATTGGAGTTAATACTGCAACTACACGATTTCTTGTGAATAATGTATTTGGTTCGAATACGAAGTATTTAACGGTACGCTTAGTTGCCTTTTCTAAATATAAGAAAAGACGACGAACATTGATACGATCAAATGCACTTGGTTGACGTAATAGTGTCTTTTGGCCGAAAATATTAAATCCGTCATTAGGGAAAAAGGCTACTGGATTACAGCTCACTTTATACAACATATCACGTTCCTTCTGTTTAGGTGTGATAGCAAGTGCTAGTGCATTCGTAACTTTACCACGAATAAACCCAGCAGGTGCATACCAAGGCTCAAAATTCTGGTCTACTGTTGCCATATCAGAAGCAGCAAATGGAGAGAACGGAACCCAGATGTTCATTCCAGCAAACATATCATTAATTTTTACCCAGTTTCCGTATGTAGTAGCATAGCTTGTGTTAGCAGTACTGAACAAATGACGAAGTGGATTATAGATATATTGTGAGAATGATTTAGTAGTATCTGACATTACTAGATTATTTGCACCAGTAACAAAAATTTGACGAAGTGGATCTGCGATGAATAAACAATCTTTTCTTAGATTTTCGCAGAAGTTTGCGAAAAGTTGGAAAATAGTATTGTAATTATCACGTACATTATGACGATCATCTGATGGAGGGATTAGATCGTTTTTGGTAATAACGGATAATCCTTCGATTAATCCTTGTGAAACTTGAGTATCGTCATAAAAATCAGTATGATTAGCACATGCGGTTGCATAGATAGTACCAAGACCTGCTTCTACTACTAGATCTAATGGAAAAATTTCATCATTTTCTACTTTACGTAGAGTACGATCAATCTTTAATGGAAGAGAACCAATAGATTTTCCATTAGTAGTAAATGTTGAGAAACAACCAGCAGGGAATAATGCATCAGCATAATCCATCATTGATTCTAAATCAGGTACATCGTTAATATGAAAACCAAATTTAGAATAATTACTTTCAAATGAATCTTTTAATGCTTCTACAGAATTATGTGAAAATACACGAACTTGTTTAGTTGGAATTCCTTGTGCATCTAACCATGTTCCACTATTCTTTCCGTTGATATAATTGTTAATAAATGTTACAACATTGTTAGAAGAGTTTACGATATTTTCAATATAGAAATTACTTGCTGCGCCACCGTTTTGATTGTTAATTTGACGATAAAAATCAAACGAACCACTGCGAGATTCTTCAAATGCAAAGTCTAATTTAATTGCATCAGGATTGTATGGACTTGTACGAAGTTTGAATAATCCGAAAGAAACAGTATCATCAAATTTATCACTTGACATATCTGGGAAGGTATCAGATACTTTTTCTAATATTTCTGAAAGGCTTCGTGAATTACGATTGTTACCAGAATCAGTTGTTGCTGATAGAGGAAATGCTAATTTAGAAGTTGGTACTTCAACGTAACCACTTCCTACTACTAATCCACTAGCTGCACTACTTCCAGTTGTAAAAATTTTACGAATAGAAGTATGATCAGTATTAGCTAAAAGATTTGTGTTATCTGCAATACCTACATAATGTCCTTCAAAACGATTATTAATAGTAGATTGAATTTTATTAACAATAATTAATCCGGCTTTGCCGAAATCTGCTACACCATTAATAAAATTAACGTCATCAGAACTAGAAGACCATGTTGAATTGGTGTTAGTAAAACCAGATCCATCAATAACAGACTGATATTGTGCTAAAGTAAGATCAAAAAACTTAGGTGCTCCTAATACAAAGGTACAATTTGATTTAGTTAAATCTGTGGATACTACTGTATCATTTGATGTAACAAAGAAACTAGTTAATGCTTGTGATTGTAATGCAACTGCACTGTTAGATGGAACCGTTATATTTGCATTGTAATAATTTGTTAAACCATTAACAAATGAAGCTCCTTCAGTTGCAGTATATTTTTCATAACCGGGAATACCATTAGCAGTAAGAGAAACTAATTGTGCTGATAATGTTGGACTAGTAGAAAGTTCATAAACAACGGTATTTAATTGAAGATACGATTTATCAATTGGTTTCGTGTTGCGAGTTACTTGTACGGCAGAATTTTCTGATACAGTAGCTACTGGATAAACTAATGCTCCGTAACGAGAACCATATCCTTCTCCTCCATCTTCCCCATAAGGCATACGGCTTAGAAATAAGTTACCGTTAGAACTGTTTAAAATCTGACGAGCACCGTAGTAAAAATAACGTTCTGCTGGATTTGTAGGTGTTCCGTAAACTTGTTCTAATTCTTGTACAGAGGTAATTTGAAGAACTTCGTCGCATGGACCCTTTGTTGCGAATCCAGTCATAAAAATGTTAGTTCCTACCGGTAATATTGGAGATAAAGTGAGATCTTTCTCGAAGATTTCTACTCCGGGTGATTGAATAGTTCTAGCCATAAAGATATTTAGTATTTTTTAAATTAATTTTTTTACAACGGTAGCAAAATTGTCTCTATCCTTCTAAATACAAATTCAAAAGTTGTTTCTATTTCAGATCCGTCTCTGTAATTGTAGCTAATCTCTCCTAAAGATACAGGAAATGCAGATTTATATGTCCACTGTATTACATCATTATGATATTCATCTTTTGCAGTAATAATAAAATCCGTAGAATATTGTCCTAACCCTACATTTTTGAATTCTTCTGGATGTTCATAGTATCCTCCTCGTTCTGTTCTAAGCAATTCTAACCATCTGTGTATTACCCAATAATTTTTAAATTCATTATCAATAGTAAAATTTACACTTACTGGATCATAAGAAGGTTTGTTATGTGATGAAACATACACAGTGCTTCCAGCATATCTGACTTCTTCTTGTGGAATCACATTTTTTGGGACCACCGTTCCATATATAGACATCTGAAGACTCTCTAAATTTAATTTAGAATTTTTTCTATCTTCTTTAGAGTTGAGATCTCTGATTGCTTCTGGAAGAAAGATAGTCAATACAAACTTATCTTTCCTAGATTTGTTTAATAATGACTGATCAAATACGTTTCCCATAGAGATATTTAGTAAATTAAAGGTTTCCAA